ATCCCAAAGATACAAAAACGCATGGTCGGATGTTGATTTTGTTGAGGTGCATAGAGGTCATTACCATACCAATAAGTCTGTTAAATTACAAGCTATTGAAGAGTTAAACGGTATTACTGTTAGAAATTTATCTTCTATGTCTGCAACAGATTTTTGGCATGACTCTAAAGGTTTTATAGGTAACATTAAAAAAGCCCAAGCATTCCTTTATCATAGGACAAATGGATTGCAAGGGATTTTAAATTATAATGTTTCTTTAAGAAAATAGTTTAATTAATTATTTTCTTCTAGTATAACAATTAATTCTTCTTTATTTAGAAGTTTTCTAGGACGTTTTCCTTTTATATAATCTTCAGGATCATAAACTTGTTTCACCTCTTTAATTTTTCCTTGAGGTGTAGTTTTAACAATCCATCTAATATCTTTATTAAAGGATCCTTTTTTTAAATGTGATAAGAACGAAAAATCATTTTTCATGTTTAAAATTTATTAAATTTATCTTTTACTATTTTATCTATAGTGTTCCAAGAAACATTAGTTAAATGTTGTATGTCCTTTAAGGTATAGCCTTTTGTAACATATTTCCAAATTCTTAATTTTTGTTGGACAGTTAGTTTTTTATAAGGAATTTTTTTATAATATTCAGCCCTTCTTCTTATATCTTTTAATGTTTCCATTATTCATTAATTTCGTTTAATACGCATTCAGTTGTCAATATCATTCCAGCAACAGAAGCTGCATTTTCTAAAGAAACTCTTACTACTTTAGCAGGATCAATAACTCCTGTTTTAATAAGATCTTCATATTTTTCAGTTTTAACATTAAAACCTTCGCTGTTTTTCATATTCTCAAGAGTACTAACAATAACTTCAGCATTCAGTCCAGCATTAAGTAAGATAGTTTTTAGAGGAATTTTAACTGCATTAAGAACAATATTTTTACCTAATATATATTCTTTTGCATACTTTCTGTCATTAATAATTTCAGAAGCTCTTAGCAATGCAACACCGCCTCCAGGAACAATACCTTCTTCCATGGCAGCTCTAGTTGCAGCAAGAGCATCGTCAACTCTGTCTTTCTTTTCTCTCATTTCAACTTCTGTTGGTGCGCCTACATAAAGTACGGCAACGCCTCCTGTTAGTTTGGCAATACGAGATTGAAGCTTTTCTGCACTATAATCATTAGTAGCATCTATTTGTTTGTTTAATTGAGATACTCTTTGGTCAATATCTTTTTTATCTCCATGTCCTGATAATATAACAGTACCGTCTTTATCTGTTATTGCTTTATCACAGCTACCTAGCATATCTAAAGTAATACTTTCTAAAGATAGTCCTTTAGTTTCTGAAATTACAGTACCGCCTGTTCTTATAGCTAAGTCTTCTAATATTTCATTTCTTTCATCACCAAATCCTGGAGCTTTAATAGCGCAAGCTTTAACTACTCCGCTTATATTATTCATAACCAAAGATGACAATGCTTCGCCTTCTACATCTTCAGCTATAATAAGAATTGATCTTTTATTTCCTATAACTTGTTCTAGTATAGGTAAAAACTCTTCCATTATAGATACTTTACCATCATATAGCAGTATATAGGGATTAGAAAGCTCTACAGACATCTTAGCTTTGTTATTTATAAAATGAGGAGATAAGTATCCTTTATCTAACTGCATGCCTTCTGTGAGCTCTACACTCGTCTCCATACCTTTAGCTTCTTCTACAGTAATAACTCCTTCTGATTTAACTTTTTCCATAGCTACAGAAATTAGGCTACCTATTTCATCGTCATTATTAGCAGAGATAGTTGCTATTTGTTTTATTAGATTATAGTCTTTATTTACTTTAACAGAAGATTTTTTAACTTCCTCTACTAAGTCTGATACAGTAACATCAATACCCTTTTTTAATTCTAAGGGACTTGTTCCTGCCGCTACATTCTTTAATCCTTCTGCTAATATAGCCTGTGCTAATACTGTAGCAGTTGTTGTTCCATCACCAGCTAAGTCGTTAGTATTAGTCGCAACTTCTTTAACCATTTGCGCTCCCATGTTTTCAATAGGATTTTTTAATGTAATTTCTTTAGCCACACTCACACCGTCTTTAGTTATGTATGGGTTACCATGTGTTCTCTGTATAACTACATTTCTGCCTTTTGGACCTAGTGTAACTTTTACAGCGTCTGCTAATTGATCTACTCCTTTTTTTAATGCATTTCTTGCATCAATGTTAAATGTTATTTCTTTTGCCATGTTGTTTTATTTAATAATTGCTAATATATCATGCTCTTTAAGCATAAGTAACTCTTTGCCTCCATACTGCATTGTAGTTCCTCCAAACTGAGAGAACAATACAGTATCGTTTTTCTTAATTTTAGTTATCTCATCTCCAACTGCAATAACTTTGCCTTCGTTTGGCTTTTGATTATTAGCAGTGATGATACCCGATGCAGTTTTCTTTTGAGCATCTTTTTGCTCAATAATAATGTTTTTACCTAGTGGAATTATTTTCATTTTATGTTTTATTTTTTTGTTTAAATACTTTTCTAATTATTTCTATTGGTGCAACAAAATAAATATCTTCTTTTACTTTTAAATCTATATGAGAGTAACTATCATGTTGATTTGGATTAAAATCTCTTACTGGATAATTTTTTCTTGTACAACCCGTTATATTATAACTAAGAGGTATTTGAGCGTAAACCGTAACTCCTTTTGTAGAAAGCCATTCTGCTTCTCTAACTAATAATCTATCTTCTAATGTCATTAATATATTTTTTATTTAAACCATACAGCATACACCTTAGTACCGTTAGAGGTGGTACATGCGTGTACCCTTTTCTTTTCCTCTTGTTTTTTTAACTTGTTTTTGTCCCAGTATTTTGGATTCTTGCTGTTCAGCTTCCTTTTTTTTGTCATAAAGCTCCATGTTTTTAATTAATTTTTGATTCTGTTTTTTCATATTAAAATATATATCTTATTGTGTTCCAGTTTATAATACTGTCGTGTAAATCTACAAATTGTTTTATATAATTACGTTTTAATTTGTGATTATATCTAACGTTTTTTCCACCATACTGTGATGTTTTAGACTCTTGTATGTCTGGTACCCATAAATCTTTTTCTGTCAAGGGATTAGCCTCTAGATTTTCCATGTGTTTTTTAAAGTTATGTGTTAAGAATATGCATTCTGATAAAACTATATTTTTATTTATAACATGGTTATTAACTAAATTAAATAACTCAGTATAATCTTCTAGCCATCCTTCATAAACTATAATAGGAGAAAAATTAATATGTACATCATAACCAGCATCTATAAATTTATCAATAGCTTTTATTCTATCTATAATTTTAGAGGTAAAAGGCTCGTGTATATTTGATTTGACTTGTGGCATTAAACTGAATCTAATTCGTATTTTACCATTAGGATCAAAATCTAATAAGTTTTTATTTACATATTTAGTAGCAAAACTGCCCATTATATCTGGGTGCTCTTTAAAGAAAGTAAATATTTTTTCCCACTCATGGTGCTTAGCATGTAATGCAAAATCTTCATTACAGCTTATATCATAAGTCGTATATTTTTTATGTGTTTGGTTAGGCTTGTCAACTACTGCAAATGCAGCATGACTATTTATTTCTGTTAGTATATCTTCTGTGTTTGTAGCTACAGAAAGCCCCTTAGCCTTGTGTCGTTTCATATAACAATAAGAACAATTATATAAACAACCATATCCAAAGCTAGGGGTTATAAAATCAGTAGACCTTCCAGAAGGCCTTATTTTAAATGTTTTTCTATTTACTTTTTTGATCATCTATTTTTTCTAATTCAAATTCTAAGTGAGCTATTGCTTTTTTTAAACAGTCTACAGGAGTATCATGTTTATGGTATGCACGTAAAATATAAGTAGTAGCGGTTGCAAGGTGGTAGGATAAATTAAAATTATCACATACCTTTCTTGCCTCATAACCATTTCTACCTCTATAATAATTTGGAACTCTAGTGTCTTTTAATCCCAATTCTTCTTTAGACATTTTCATTTTAGGATTTATATTTGTAGTAGAGTCCATATTTCTGTCAAATTCATAGTAATATTTATTGTGCTTTGTCATTAGTCTAGTTTTGTTTTAAAGTGATCTATTATTTTATTCATCTGTCTTTTGTAGAATAAATCAAAATCTACATATTCCATTTGCCCTGACTCTCCATTTAATTGCTTTGGCTGTGTTTTTTCCCATAACCTAAATAAAACCGCTCTCATTCTTTGTGATGGTGTTTTTTCTTTAAATTCCGCGTTTACAGTTGCTCCTTCTACTGCATCTATTTGTTCTTGAGATATTTTCTTTGTAGAAACCAGGATATAACCTGGCTTCTTTCTTAATCTCATAATAGCTGCTTCTGTATCGTTTGTAAGTTCTGGTGTTCCTAAGATAACTCTTAAAGAATTATCTGCCATAGTGGATACTTTATCTATCCCTCCTTCAAATACTACTGAATGTTTCATATTATATATCGTTTGTCATTATGTGAATATTTCTTTCTGAGTTTTTATTAAGATAATCATAACCTTGTCCAGGCCAATAATCATTTTTTGTGCAATAATTATATATCTCTAGCTCTTGGTTATACATATACCTTCCATCGTCTAACATGTCGTCACCTATTTGAAATACATTCATATTAAATGGAGGTGATTTTTCTATAGCTACTATATAAAACTCATCTGCTCCTACAGCGTCCATATAGAATGCTGCCTGCTTATGATACTTATATTTTAATATAGACCTTCTAAAGCCACTATACGAAGCGTCTTGCGTTGTTTTAAGATCTATAATAATATTAGGCTTTGGCTTATAGCAATCTAACATACCCTTACACTCTACATCATGAGTTTCGTTATGCCATGTTATTATTTTTTCTTTCTCTCCTCCTGAGAGTAATTGTTTAATAGTAGAATCTTTCATTAACTTCATAGTCATCTGTTCAATTAATTCAAATTCAGATTCTGTTATAACGGTTTTAAAGAAATTCTTTTTTTCAAATTCTGCATAGTCTGCCTTTCCTACTTTAGTTCTTTTATCAAACTTAGGCGCTACTGCGTAATTTTTATTAAATTCAGATGGTTGCAATACATTAACATGAAACGCTGATCCAAATTTCATTGCTGCTGTTGGTAGCTGTGGATTATCCAATCTAAATCTAAAATATTCAGGAGAGTTTCCTGATAAGTTATTCAACATACTGTTAGATACATATTCTGTATTCTGGTAGTAGTCGTTGTGCGATAATTTGTCTTTTAATATTTTCATTTGTTTTACATAAAGGCAATAAAGCCCCTCCGAAGAAGGGCTCTAATGCAAACAAAACAAAGGTTAAAGAGAAAGTTCTACAAACGTAGTTACTACTCTTTTGCTCCCTTTTCCTCCTCTTGACCTTCGTTATCTTTATCAGACGCATGCTGATCGTCTAACTCTTTCATTCTTACCAATATATTTGCTGCTTCTGGAATATTCATACAATAAGAAAATAAGCTTCTTCTAAATTCTTTAATTTCTGACGGTGAGTCAGTACCATTGTAATCTTTATGCAGCCATGTAAGTAACGCTACCTCATGAGCATGTAATGCTTCAGATAACGCTTTTAAAGTATCACTAACAGGTTTTTCAACCTTATACTTTTCTCCCATAATGTTAATCTTTTCTTTTGGTTCTTTTTTCTTTGTTGCCATATTTAATTTTAATTTGTTACTTTTATTTCTACTCCTGGATTTTCTTTATCATAAACATAATCTTCAAATGAAGGTTTTATAAATTCACAATTATCATCTTCTATCCATTCGTATTTAACCATTAGATCTTGTACTGTTTGAGCTGGATTTATATAATCAAATTTTCTTCTACTTTTTCTAAAGAATTTAAAGCTCACTTCATACGGTGGTTTTTTTTCTTTTATTAATTCTAAGAATTTTTCTTTATTCTCAACCCACTCTTGTTTTGAGTCTTTTATGTAATTCATCGTTGTTTTAGAGTGGATTAAATACTTTCCTGTCCATCGTTTTCCGTTCTTACTAGATGGGACATTTCCTGCTATAAATATCTCTGCCATATTGCAAAGATAACAATAAATTTGAGAGTTTCACCTTTAGAGTTGTGGCGCACTTAAATCTTAAAAGCTTAACCTGTCTAGCAGGACACTTACCTGACGCTAGGGGATCTGTTATCTCTCTCATTTATATTTATTTAGAAGGGCATATCTTCATCGTTATTGTCTTCGCTTAAAGATGTTATTGTGCTTTCATTAACACTATTGTTTGTGTCAGCCCATTCTTTGTGTTTCTTGGCAAATTCAATTCTTGCAGGTGTGTCTAAAACTTGATTCATGTCTGCATTGTAAGTACATTTTCCTCCTTCTTTAGAACTCCATCTATACCCTACAGAAGTTCTAATAACAGGCTCTCCTGTTCCTTTTACTATTGTAGTATATTCTTGAGACGTAAGACATATCATTAATGTTTTGTCTACAGCTTCATTCATAGCTTTGCTGTCGTCTGAAAAATCTTGTACACCACAATTTATTAAGAAATCTCTTAATTGTTTTATTTTCCAATCTTTAGATGTTTGCCTGTCTGTTTCTTTAACTGCCCAAAACCTACATTTACCTACTTCTCCAGATGCAGCTGTTACTAAAAAGTCTATAAACGGACTTCCAGTATAGCTATCTAATTGATCAGAAGTCTTAATACCCGTAACTGTACACAGATGTGCTCCTGGGTTAAGGTATTCAAATCTTTGCCCTTTAGCAGATCCTGTTGTTGTGACATTTAAGTCAAATGGTAATACTTTCATTATTTATTGTTTTTAATTTTCCAGTTAATATAATTTGTTAGCGTTACACCATCAAACACTAATTTGTTCTTTTCGGGAATATATGGATACTCTTTCCCGTTAGTATGTTTTTGTGTTTTAAGCGTTTGTATTGGCAGTCTATATAAGAATCTACCTATACCCCAAGATACACATGCACGTTTAAAAGCATCTGATACATGACCTTTATCTTTTTCTACATTAGACTCTGAACCTGTGTCTGATTTCCATACCCACTGATTATATGCAACTTCAGATTCATTGTCTTTTGAATCACAACAAATACCTATTTTACAAAATAGTAATCCATTTTCTTCATAGAATATACTTTGCCAGTTTTCAGGACCTACTACTTCATCTAGTAAGTCTTGACAATCTCTTGCATCTATATAGGCAACGCAATTTGCTTTACCATATTTTGATGACTGTACCCTCCATTTAAAAGGAAGTTCTTTTTTTAAATCTTCTAATTTCATTTTTCTTTTTCTTTCTTTTGATTTTTCTTAATCTTTTTTATTGCCGACAACGCAATAACGAATTTTACAAAGCGCCTTATCATAATAGGCCTACCTCTTAGTATAAGAGTAACTGCTATTTCTTTAAAAGTTAATAGTAATACTTCTTTTACAAGTGCTTTGTTAATACCTAAATCATAAGCAATCTCTGCCGCTATGTCTCTTACTCTTGATTTTTCTCTGTTTTTTTGTTCCATTTAGGAGCAAATATACATATTTAATTTTTATCTCCAAACAATTGAACAGCTAAATAAATAGGGACAACGATTAATGTACTCAAAATTAATGAGAACATAAGAGGTGTCGCTATAAATATAAATCCTGTTATTGTTGCAATAGATAATATAGGATATTTTGAAAATATCTTAAATTTATTCATAATCTTCAAATTTAGTTAATTCACTTATAAATTTTAAAGTCACTTCACCGACTCCAATATTTCTGCCTTTCGCAAATATAATACTAGCTATACCTTTTGCGTTATTACCTGCATCGTCATATTCTAATCCATAGTACTCAGGACGATATATAAGCATAACTACATCTGCAGCCTGCTCTATCTCACCTGATTCTCTAAGATCAGAAAGTGTGGGCTTACTGTTGTTTCTCATACCTACACCTCTATTTAACTGACTTAATGCTATTACTGTTATATTAAGCTCTTTAGCAAGATTCTTTAACTTACGCGCAACCTTACTAACTTCTTGCTCTCTTGACAGTCCTTTAGCGCTATATGATACTAATTGTAAATAGTCTACCATAACTAATTTAACGCCTCTATTTTTAACATATTCTTTTATTCTGTATACTAAGTAATTTAGTGATGTGATGTTACACTCATCTACATTTAGCGGAATGTTTTCTAAGACAGTTGTAGCGTCATGTATTCGCTTTAACTCTTCATCATTTAAAGTACCGTTAGATATGTAATTATTTGAAACTCCTGATTCAACAGATGTTAATCTTTTAAGAAGTTGATTGCTACTCATTTCGTAAGAAAATATTACTGTAGGAGTATCTCCATATTTAGCTGCATTATAAGCCAAGGCTAAAGCAAAACTTGTTTTACCCATAGAAGACGCACCGCCAACAATAATTAAATCTGTTTCTTGCCAGCCTCCTGTAAACTTATCTATATCTCTAAATCCTGTAGGAGTACCAATTAGGCCTTCTGTATTCATTCTAACTTCTATGTCTCCAAGCATGTTTCTTAATTGCTTTTTTAAATCTGCAAGCTCTTCGCCAGAAGACATATTTATTTTAGAAATGTCTTTTTGTATATTACCAATAATAACTTCTAATTCTTCTCTATCTGTAAGTTGATTATTTACATTACACACTATACCTAGAAGAACTCTTTTCTGAAACTCTTCTTGCAGTATAGCTATACAAGTTTTGGCTTCTGTAAAAGAATAAGCTTCTTCTGTTATTTCTGACAGTTGTAATACAACATTATCTCCTTTTATAAGTTTACCTAAAGTTAATATGTCTACGGTTTCACCTCTATCTTTTTGCTTTAAAAGCGCAAGATAAATAGATTTGTGAAATGGTATATTAAATAAATCTTCATGCAAAAGATTTGCATACTTATCATAAACAGTTTCTTCAATTATAATTTTACCTAAAAGAGTTTGTTCTATTTCAAAATTTGTCATAATGTATTTTTAAGGGAAGGGCGAATATACATATATTATTCATTGTATTTTCTTTTAGCATCAGCTTTATCTTCTAAAGCATTTTCTCTCATTCTATCATTATATTCATCTATAGGTTCTAAATCTATTTCATCTAGCCAATCATTACAATCTAGACATTCGTAACCCTCTGAGTCTGTATGCTCTTTACATTCATAGCATATTCCTGAGTCTGATATTTGAGCGGAGCAGCACCAACTTACAGTGCTCTCCTCATATTCTGACCCACAACATTTACTTACTAACATATTATTCGTATTTAAAGTTAACTATCTCTTGTTTGTATTCTTCAGCACGATTGTGTCTTTCGTACCATTTTTTTCCTCTAAGAGTTTTATCAACTTCTTGAAGTTTTCTTCTAGCTCTTGTTATAGAGTCAGCGCTAGACAGTATTTTATTACTTAAGTATAAATCAAAGAAGTCTTCTAAATTTTTATCTTTAGGCATTTGCCAGCTCCACACTAAAATACATAGTGATCTATCACTATCTTTAGCAGTTCTAGATATATTTAGTATTTGTCTAACTAATTTATGCAGCTTATTCATATTACTGGTATTGTTCCTAATTTTTCAAATGTAGTAGATATAGCTCCGCCATCATTACCTTCATCGTCCATCATTGGCACTAACCAATATTTATTATCTAATTGAATAGCTATTGGTCTCTTATACCATCCAGAGTCTTCCATTTCTACTCTAGTCATATACTCTACTTTTGTTATTTTCTTGCCAACTAAATGTTTAGCAATTTTTTCTGTCCAGTATTGCTCTACTGGTTTTCCTTCAATTTTGTATTCCATAATTCATTTGTTTTATTAAATTCTTTTATTAA